GCTTATTGCTCTTTTAATAATTCTGAACTTGGTCAGCATGTTAGAGAGCTGGTACGGCACGGTGATGTTCGTAGTCTTAGCATTTATGCAAATCAGCTGAAACAGCACGGCGGCGATGTAGTTCATGGAGTTATCCGTGAAGTTAGCGTCGTTCTTGCTGGCGCGAATCCTGGCGCAATTATTGAGTTCCCAATGCTCGCCCATGGCGAAGAAGCTACGGATGAGGCTGTGATTTGGAGCGGTGATGATATCGAACTCGACGATGATCTGGCACACGCCGAAAATGATGAAAACGACTCCGAATCTGAAGAAGAACTCGCTCATGCGGATGATAAAGAATCTGAAAAGGGCGAAGATGAGGAAACTATTCAGGACGTTCTTGACTCAATGAATGAAAAACAGCGCAAGGTTGTTGAGTATTTGGTTGGTCAGGCCCTGGAATCTGCTGAAGAAGAAAAAGCAGAGCATGATGGAATGGAAGATGAAGAAAATCTGAGCCATTCCGATGATGAAGAAAATGACGAATCTAAAGAAGCTGATGATGCCGAATCCGAAAATGAAGAGGAGACTAAAGAAGAGGCTTCTGAAGAAGAAGTTGAACATTCTGATAATGAAGGAGAGGAATTCACTATGAAAAAGAATCTGTTTGATAATGATACTGCGAATGAGAAGGAAGAGAACACCCTGACTCATGCACAGCTGGATACCTTGATTAGAGATGCAAAACGGCTCGGCAGTTTCCGTGCTTCCATTCTGGAGCATGGTGATGACGATGAGCCTATTCATGTGCCCGCTACTTATGGCATTGACCATATTGATTACCTGATGCCCGAATATAAAGAGATTGGTAATGCTGCTCCTCAGTTTATCAAAAGGGATCAGACCTGGGTTGCGAAAGTGATGCAGGGTGTCCATCATATTCCGTTTAGCAAATTTAAGACTACTTTTGCTGACATTACTTCTGATGAAGCTCGTGCCCGGGGCTATATTACCGGACATCGCAAGACTGAAGAAGTGTTCACTCTGCTTCGTCGGACCACTGATGCTACCACGGTTTACAAGAAGCAGAAGATGGATAGGGACAATGCTCTTGAAATCACAAGCTTTGACGTTATTGCCTGGCTGAAGAGCGAGATGCGGATGATGCTGGATGAGGAATTGGCTCGTGCTTTCCTGGTTGGTGATGGTCGTGATCCGTCTTCTGACGATAAGATTAATGAGTTGAACATTCGCCCCGTTCTGCGGGATGATGCTCTGTTCGTTGTTCGTCAGGAACTGGATCCTACCGGTGATTTGATTGATGCTGTGACTTATGGCTGGGAGAATTATCAGGGAAGTGGCAATTGCGTTGCTTTCATGACTCGGCATACTTATAGTGGCCTGAAGTTGATGAAAGATAAGATGGGTCGTCGGATTTATGAAACTGATAGTGCTATCGCTAGTGCTCTTGGTGTTCGCGAAGTTATCTTTGTGCCTCAGATGGGCGATGCTACTTCCGTGCGCGTTTCCGGTAACAAGACTTACAAGCCACTGGTTATCATTATGGACCTGAGTGATTATACGGTCGGCGCTGATAAGGGCGGCAGCATTAATATGTTCGAGGACTTCGATATCGACTACAACCAGATGAAGTATCTGATCGAAACTCGTTGCTCTGGTGCTCTGGTTAAGCCCTATAGCGCGATCGTGGTTGAGGAAGAAGTAAACCCTTAACGCCCCCTTCTGATGTCGGCAATGAAGGGGACAATACTCCAGGCGAGTCCGACAATACGGATCCTACTATTACAGATCCTACTAATACGGATCCTACTAATACAGATCCTACTAATTAATTCAAAATGGAAGTAAAGGAGGCATCGCTATGGCAAAGTTTTATGGAATGATTGGCTTTGCTGAAGTTCGAGAAGGTACTGGCGACCGAATCGGAATTGATGAAGACGTCATTATTGAAAAACCTTACTATGGTGATGTTCTCCGAATTTCCAGGAGATATGAACATAGTGACAGCGTACTTGATGAACTGAAGATCGATAATAAAATAAGTATTGTAGCAGATGCGTATGCTCGGAATAATTTCTTTAGGATGAAATATATACAATGGATGGGTACTCTCTGGAATATTACAGGAGTAGAAGTAGAACGGCCGAGACTTATTTTAACAATCGGAGGTGTGTATAATGGGCCGACGGCAAGACTTGCACGCTCAACTGGTGAGCTTGTTTGACCAATATACAAAACCTTGTGTTAAATATCAGCCCGGACCGAGTGTTACACTTACCTATCCAGCAATTGTGTATAAACTAGACGATATTCCGACAAATTTTGCAAATAACAAGCCATATATATTTAATCATCGATATGAAGTTCAAGTTATCGATCGGGATCCAGAAAGTGTTCTGAGAGATAAGATGGTGCGCTTGCCTATGTGCAAATTTACAAACAGTTTTGTTTCCGATAATCTCTATCACTATGTGTTCGAGATATACTATTGATAATTTAAGGAGGAAAATACTATGGCAGTTTTGAAATGGGACCAGACTGGTGAGAAAAAGTATGAAAATGGTGTAAGCAGGGGCGTTCTATATAAGAAAGATGAAACTACTGGCAAATGGCTGGGCGTATCCTGGAGCGGCCTGACTTCTGTGTCCGAAAGCCCCGAAGGTGCGGATAAGAATGATATTTATGCAGATAACATTAAGTACGCTTCGATGCGTGGCGCCGAGACCTTTGGCGGTACAATTGAAGCTTATACTTATCCGGAAGAGTTTGAAACCTGCGATGGTTCTGCTGAACTGATGACCGGCATTGTCATTCATCAGCAGAAGCGGGAGACCTTCCGTCTGTGCTATCGGACTGAGCAGGGAAATGACGAGAAGGGTGCCGCCTTCGGTTATAAGATTCATCTGGTTTACGGATGCACTTGCAGCCCATCTGAGCGTTCTTATGAGACGATCAACGACAGTCCTGATGCGATCACTTTCAGCTGGGAATTTGACTCCACTCCTGTGGATGTTGCCGGCCACAAGCAGACCAGCTTGATCGTTATCGATTCTACAAAGTTCAAGACTGAAGCTGAGAAAGCTAAGCTGAAGAAGCTG